TCCATAAACTCTTTTCCAATAGCACCTAACACATTACCAACCACGCCACCATATCCAGATAAACTTTCAATAAATCCAGCAACACCAGACTTAGTATCAGAGCTAGAGCTAGAACTAGATCCACCAGGACCATATTTGCCACCTTCAGATGACTGAAGATTAACCTTTAAACTTTCTGGTTGTACTCTATCATACATATCTGCGAACTTCATTGAGTTCCTTGAACCTCTAGATCCTCCTGTTTCAACACCAACACAACCTGCTGTTCCATCAGAACCAATATCATTATGTAAAAAGATTTGTCCTCTATTTCCAATTGATCCTGATGGATTATTAATCCATGCAGACCATTCCCCAACACCTTGTCCAGGATGCCTTGTTGTTTTTCTTTCTAATGGATATTGTCCATCAGGGATTGGGTTATTAGTTCCTGAAATGTTTTTGCGCTGTTCCTGACTGCTAGCAGCAGTTCTAGCCACTCCACTTACTCCTCCAATTCTTGTAACAACCTTTCCTGCTCCATCTTTCATGACAATTTCACCAGTGAATCCACTTCCATCACCAATAAAGGACAGTGAACCACCAGATTTAATTTGATGAAGGTTATCATTTTTGAAGTAAACGCCGGATTTGCCAACCTTTTCAGCCTCAGACTTTGGTGGGTTTGTTGAATCCTTACCCACAGGACCACCTGTTTGGAACCTAGGGACAGCTTTGTTGAGTAAGAACTCCCTCATACCCCACTGACCTGGTCCATAAACCGACTCGCCAGGTTCCAACATAGTTGGGATGCCACCATTCTGGTAGCCAGCTGCGTTCCTGTTTAACACAAAGGAACCAGGTGGAAGCATCATAGGAACTTTATCACCAGAACCAGTGCCAGGCACTGTTAATGGTCCACCTAACTGTCTGTTTTCATAATTTAAATCTGTGTATCCCTCAATAAAAATACGTGTTCCGTTCTTATTAACAAACTCTTTGCCCTTTAAGTGTGTTGGAATATTCTCAATTCCCCTCCTTCCCATTGTGATTTGGTGTTGAACCAAATCTTTATCAGTTATTTGTAAACCTTCAAACATTTTAGTGGCTTTCTTTTGCCCCTCTTGTTTGTTCTTTTCAGTAACTTTAATAGTTTTTGTTAATTTTTCAATTTCTTCTCGAAGTAATTTTTGTTGTGTGCGATTAAATCTGCTGTCTGTTCTTGAGCTGAGTTCTTCCAGTCTCTTTTGTTTCTTCTCAAGATTTTGCCTTTGGTCATAAAGTTGGTCGTTCACAGACTTATTAGAAGTCATCTGCGAAATGAGAGTATCAAACTTTTTAAGTCTGGATAGTCTCACATCGTTACTTAAACCTTTATCCTTCGCAAACTTATCAAACTTTTCTTTCTTTTCGCTTATGTCCTGGGTATCAAATACAGTTCCACTTCTTGTTCTTGCTGTTCCTCCAGTTTGTCTGTAGGCTGCATCATTGATTGAAACTACACCCTTTACTGCTGCGGCAACAGCAGCCGCCAATCCAAGTCCCTTCCAAAAAACAGCAGTTCCTAGGAAAGAAAGTCCTTTGGCAAAGACTCCTTTAAGGATACTACCAAGCGCTAACTTTCCAAAGGCTGCTTTGATACCGCCTACTACAAGCCCTCCAATTCCACCCAGAGCGTTCTTTAATCCAGTGCCTAATAACCCAAGGATGTTTCCAAGAATGCCACCTTTCTTTTTATCTTTCTTACTCTCTTGCTTTTTAACTTCCCCTAGGATGCCGAGTAACTTATCGCCACTCTTTCTCTTAGCTTCCTGTTCCAGTCGCTTTTTATGTGCTGCATCTGCCCTGGCGTTTGAGACCTGAAGTTTATAAATTTTCGCAAGACTAGTGTCAATGGACTTCAGCCTGTCCTTTGTTTCTTTATCAGTTTTAACAAGTTGTGAAAGGACGCTCTCAGCCATATCTTTTATTTTTATTTATTGGCATTAACAGCAGCTTGCTTCTTATGTAACTCAACTGTGTCCAGATAGTTTTTCAGGAGTGAAGTCATAACATCAAACTCCCAAGGCAATAAGTCCTCTATCTCCACTACATTCCAGTTGTGATAGTGTTTGAAGGCAAATAGTTTTTCATAATAACTAAGGAGGCTGGCATGTAGCATTGCCATTAGAAAAAATCCTGCAAGCCCTCAAGAGTAACTGTAAAGTTGGAGTTGGTGTTTGGATTCTTAAGTGTGATAGAGTGTTTCAACTTTGGCATTGTTTTGAAAAACTCTAACACTTTGTTTAGTTGAGCAGTGGTAAGTCCCTCAATCCATTCCACAACTTCATCATCACTCATATCAGCCTTATTGTATACCTCTTCCCCAATGATAATTTGAGAGATACACCTTGAAACTAATTCAATGCTGTTTGAAATGTTCTGAACATCAATACCATCATTGAAGAATGTAACGTCAGGATAATTCATTTTGATTGAAACATCACCACCCAGTTCAATCAGTGGTGAGTGTCCCTCTGTTTTTACAACTCCAATCTTATCAATATTAATTTCATGTGTTAACACACAGGTTTCATCATTGGGGTCTTTAATTTCTACTTTAACCTTTTCACCAACAGATTTTGTTCTTGTTTTCAAAAACAAATATTCAATATCAAAAAGTGCTAGGTCATCAACCTTGAAGTCAGAGGGAGTTGTAACACATCTCTCCAGCACATTGCGAATAGCATTGGTAATTTCATCTGTATCACCAGACTCTGCTGCAATGATTAGAATTTTCTCTTCCTTAACACTGAATGGTTGATATTTAATCTTCTTACCACTGGACGGAATTGTAGTGGAATACTCAGGTCTAATATTCTTTGGTAGTGCCATTACGAAAATGATATTATATTATTATTTATTTGGATAATCCCAACTCTTTTTCAGTGATAATTCTAAAGTTATACCCTCTATCCTCACACCAGTTTGTTGCTGCTTTCCACTTTGCCTGGTTGGTGAGATAAGTTTTTACTTCATTCACCCAAGACTTTGTGCGTCTCTTTGGGTTTTGAGGAGGACCCACAACCTGTTTATATGGTTTGACTTCAATGACTTCTGTAACCAGAATGCCATCTTTGTTTTTATATTTGATGATAAAGTCAGGAAAGTATCTTCTATTCTTCTTGGACACAGGGTCAGCATACCAAATACACTTCTCTTCACTCTGCCAAGACTGCACATCCTCACGCAAATCAAAGTAATTCATACACAACTTCTCCCAACTGGACCTATAATAAATCTCTGTTGGGTTTCCTTTATATTTTTCAGGATTGCGTGGCTTAAACTTACCCTGCAATGTCTTAGACATAGGATAAATACTTCAACAATAGTATTTAGAATGTCATTTCAAGAGGCAATATCTTTATTAACCCATGGTCCATCAAGACCAACTCTTTATAAGGTTGAGATGCCAAGTAGATATGGGTTTAATACTTCACTGGCAGATAGTCCTTCCAGTGATAGTGTTACTATGAATGATTACCTGTCTTTCTTTTGTAAGACAATAACCATTCCAGAGGCAAGGTTGGACACAGTGATTGCACTGGGTCAGGAAAACATGGGCATTGCAAGAGAGACCCCACAGAATTTCATTTATGGGAAACCTCTCACCATGACTGTGATTGAAAACACAGAGTTTGAAGTTTATAAAATGATGAGGGAGTGGATGGATAAGACAACTGTAAACTCTAACCAGTTTAGAGGAAACAGAAGTCAGAGAATGAATTACTATCAGACTTACATTGGTGACTTTAAAATCACCAAACTGGAACAACCAGATGATCAGTCAGTGGACAACCAATATAAAGAACCAGTTGCATACAACTTCATTGCTGCTTATCCAATTAGAATTGGTGGTTTAAACCTGAGCAGTGAAGAAACCAACACTGCATTGTCCTTTGAGATTGCTTTCACCTATGAGAGTTATTATGTTGAGGGACTTGAAAACTCACTGAGGATATGAATAGAGTTGAGAACTTATTAAAGTATGCTAATGGAAGTCCAGAGTATAATATGAGACTTCTCCTATCCAAACTAACACCAGGTGAGATTGTGCCAAGTCCTGATAAATACTATGTGTTTATCTATAAAGCAAAAACTCCTAACATACAATACGACCAGCACCCTTTTATATTATGCACTGGGGTTTACAAGTGGGGGTTTACTGGATTCAACTATCATTGGGAGAGTTATAGAAGATATAGTTGGAGAGAAGTGTTTAGTAACATATATGAAATTAGTAGTGATGAGGTAAGTGCGATGACCCAGTTTCCAATTGCAAAGTATAAAACAACATGACATTAAAGTATCCACTTGAACTCAATGAAGGGCAGAGTGACTATATGGTCTTTCAGGCACACCAATATAGAACGAATAATGCTGTTGCTGGACAGAGTCAGGGCAACAGAGGTGGTGTGAATGGACCAGCAGAGGGGTCTCCCATTGTTTTATACATGCCTACCACAACACCAACTGTTTCTAACGACCAAAGTTGGCAAGGGGAAACCGCATTTGCTGGACCTCTTGGTGCACTGAAGAGGGATGTTGCTGCTGGTTTTGTTGGTGGGTTGAATGCCATTGGAGAGAATGGTAGTCTTGATCAAGAGATCAATTCAATTGCAGATAAAGCAAGAGCAATTTTTGAAAGCGCCAAAGCCAATTCTATTCCAGCACTAAAGCAAGGCGCAACATCTGCCATTGCTGGTTTTGTTGGAACTTCTGGATCTAACTTGATGGCAATGACAAGGGGGCAAGTTTATAACCCTAATGTTGAATTGCTTTTCCAGGGACCAAAGATGAGAGGGTTTGCTTTTAACTTTATTTTTATTCCAAAGAGCCCACAGGAAACTGGAATTGTAAACCAAATCATCAAACAGTTTAAGATGATGAGTGCAGCCTCCTTGGCTGATGGTGGAATGCTCAACGTGCCTTATGTTTGGAGTGTAAAATACATGACAGGTGCTGATGAGAATCCATATATGAATCAGTTTATGAGGTGTGCATTAACTAGCATTAAGGTGCAGGCAAACCCAAACTCTGATATGCACTTAACCTTCAATGATGGAATGCCAGTTACAACAGCAATGTCTCTCTCATTCCAAGAGGTTGATATCATCCTTCGTGATGATCATGAGGAGTCCATTTCATTCCAAGGATACTAATGGCTAAACCATCATACTTTAAACACTTTCCTAACATTAAATATGCAGTCTCTGCTAATAAGGCAGGGCAGGCTAATTATATTGACATCAAAGATTATTTCCATCTCCTTCGTGTGCGTGATGATATCTTCACCAATGACACATTGTACTATGATTATGTGATAAGAGATGGACAGAGACCAGACCAAGTTTCATATGATGAGTATGGTGATGAGCAATACTACTGGTTGATTCTACAAGTGAATGATATTGTTGATTATTATAATGAGTGGCCTCTATCCAACTATGAGTTTGAAAGGTTTATCCTAAGAAAGTATAAGTCATATGAGAAGGCAGGAGAAACAAAGTTTTATAGGTCCCTACCAACTTATGATTCTGAAAATAATTTAGTTTATCCTGGTGGAGTTGTGGTAGATGAATTCTTTGGTTATAGTTACCCAGATTATCCAGGGTCATCTGTTTTTAGAAATGTTATTAACAAGAAGTCAGTGAGCAATATGGATTATGAAAGGGAGTTGAATGAAGAGAAGATGCATATCAGACTCATCCAAAAGAAATATCTTGGTGACATTATGAGAGAGCTGCGTCGTTATGCTGTCAACCTAACCATCAAGGGCTCAGACATAAACATCACTGACATCTTGACATAAAAAAAGAGGGGTGTAAACCCCTCATAAACTCACTCTTCGGAGAGTTTCTGGAAATAAGAAAGGACATCATCATCATCTGCTTCAGGTGCTGCCACTTCTTCCACAACCTCCTCCTTCTTGAAGGTGGGTTTGGCAGAGATGGTGGGGGTTTCCTGCACCACCTCTCTCACAGGGGCAGAGGAGGCTCCTGCGGAGCGTCCAAGGGCTTTATCCAACGTTGCTTTCAGGTCTCCATAAGACTTGAATTGGTCAGGTGCCACCAGGGGCTCAAGAGGATGCTGCCGCTTCCAGATTGATTCCAACTGGGCATCATCAAGGTTCTCCAGTGTGCTGGATTCCATGAACTCAGAGGTGTCATAGTTGGGATAACCAGCAACTCTCTTCATACGAAGTTTGAAGTCTGCTCCAGTCCAGAAATCAAAGGGATTGATTCCCTCACGACCTTCCAACTCATCACCATTCACAGCATCCATGATCTTATCGTGGATCTTCTTACCATACTTGTAAAGGAACACTTTACCCTCATTATCAGGGTTTGCTGGGTCCTTCACCACATAGATGTTCGAATAATATTGCAGCTTACGCTTCTGCTTACGAGCTTGATCTTTCAGAGACTCATCACCAGAGTTCCAAAGTTCCCTGTTGTATTCACCCAGTGGATCATTCTGACCTACAGTGGTCAGAGAGTTTTCAATGTACCAACCACCAGGACCTTGGAAGGCATGGGAGTACATCT